GATTGACAACACTACCGGAAGGTGAAGTAACGATAGCCCTTGGGAACACCACAACCTCGACAAGGTAGGATGACCCATTTACCGGAGCAGACGGAAAGAACTCAATCTGCCCAAGACTTGTCGTTCCAGTAGATCCTGAGTAATACGATGAAATCGTGTAGATAGCATTTCTATTGCTATTGGACGTTGCCTCATTAAAGGTTCTAAGCCCTTTGTAGACGTTTGAAGCCGCGGTGATGGTTCTAACCCTCTTGGCGCTGACATAATTCGTTGTAGAGCCTGTAGCGGCCTGTACGAGGAAGTTAACCACCTTGTATACCGTGCCTGTAACTAAAGCCGTGTTGACTTGGGCAAAGGTTATATTGGTGGTACCTGAAGCAATACCGGTAACAGTTGCCGTTCTAACAAGCGTTCCAATGCCTTGCTGAAAGGCGTCCTCTCTGCTAAAATCAAGAGCGTCGACATCCTTTCGGTCTTGCTTCTTGGACGGAAAAAGAATCTCATCAACAAGGCTCAATTGAGCCGTATTGAAGAAATGGTCTTTCTCCGTTGATGTAAAGTAAGGCGAACCAACTTTATCGCAAATGAGGTCAAACCTCGCACTTAGCTCTGTTGCTGTCATTGGATGTTGCTATCTTTCTTTTAACAAACAATCTTACGCATGGGTTCAATGAAAAAGGGGCCGAAGCCCCTTATTCAAACCAAACAAAACTCAATTACTGCTGTGGCCTTTTAGGCTTGGTATACTTGTTTAAGTCAGCCATCGTTAACTCCGGCTCTTGCTCCTTAGGGGCTTCCTGTGCAGGAGCCTTGGCTTCCTCCTTCTCGGAGTCCAAGAAACCAATGCGGCTCTCAATCATCTCCAAAACCTCTTTTTCGTTGACCAATTTGCCAATCGTAGAGTTTTCGTCTACTCCCAAAGTATAGCTACCAAAGCGATAGACTCCATCGCCCGTGGTGATAACTCCTTTGCCGACCGCTGTACGCACCAAGTGCCTCATACGAGCCTCCCGATTCGGGATGTTGTAAACCTTCAAGAACTGCTTAGGATTGCGCTCTGCGTAGGTTAAAACGCCTTCAAAGGCCAAAACCTCGTCTTCTTCATCGTAGAACATTCCGCAAAGCGAAGCAACCTCCAAGAGCCTACGTCCTTTCAGCTCAGAAGCCAAGGTGAGCGCTTTAGCGTTTAACAGCTTGTCTTCAATTCGTTGCTTAGATTCAACCTCAGGCTGAAGCCTTTTAAACAATGACGTTCCGTTAAACCACGGAGATTCGGGGTTGTTTGGGTGATTTCCAAGGAAATCCATCAATTCCTTGTTGGCTTTATGAACCAACATTGGTTCATCAATGTTGAAATGAAAACGCTTGTAGCGTGTACGTCCATCCGGAAGAATAGTCTCCGTAAGGCGATGCACAACCCCATCCAGGGTTTTGTACTCCGAAAAGTGAAAAGTGCTTCCGTTTCCTGGCTGCAGGACGAAGAACTCAAAGTCGCTTTGTTTAACTGGCATTGTTTTAGATTTATGACACTATAACACCGAACGTTCAAATTAGTTCCAAAAAGAAAACCCCCACCTTTCGGTGAGGGCTCTCTTCGTAGAACCACTGCGTTTAAGCAGCGTACAACAACCCGTGGTTATTGGCAGCACGGAGTTCCACACCAATGGATGAGTAGAAATCCACGGTGAATCCGTCCCTACCATTCGAACGAGATGCTGAAGCACCGGCCTCAGGAGAGGTGATACCCTCTTGGACCGTACGACGGAACTCGAGGCTCTGACCGAGCAAGTCTTGCTTGTAGCGCAAGTTGATCAGCGGATTGCCACGGTCGTCGGTACCCATGTTCAAGAACAACATCGCTTTGTCCCAGTTGATACCAGAGGTAGCAGGGGCAGGGAACAACGCTTCGTTGGCGAATGGGTAGTACAACACGAAGTTCAGAACTTTGTCCATGAACTTGTACTTGGTGATGTTGATACCGGTCATCAAGCCTTCGTTTCCGAATACCCCGAAGCTGATACCACCATTCAAGGTGTAGTCACGCAAGGCGAACTGAGCGTCAGCGTAGGCAGAACTACCGCAAAGAACGGTAAACTCAGAGCCTTGGCTGTTCAAGCACATCAAGCGGATTTGCTCGGCAAGGTCGGTCTCGGCGATGGCTGAAGAGTAAGTACCTACAACACCGTCAGCGATGACACGTGGAAGGATACCATTACCGCCCAAGCGAGTAGTTCCGGAAAACACGTTGTTGGTGGTTCCCGAAGTCGTAGCCTTACCAGCCAAGATGTACATTTCACGGTCCATAGCCATTTCCTGCATGGTCTCCATCTCGTTGATGTAGTAGTAAGACCACTCGCTGTCAGACTTCTTCACCCACTTCATGTTGGATCCTTGGGTAGTCGAACAAGTTACCGAACGACGCATAATGCCCAAGTACTCATTCACTTGGTTTTCTGCCCACACACGACCGGATGGACTGTCGGAGTATTCTTGTTGCAAGTTGTAAAGGTGGGCGAACTTCATGCCATTTGTGATAAGGCTTGATGTTCCGGCTCCACTAGAAACGACGTTACACGCAAGTGTTCCAGACGCCCCTGCACCTGTTCCTCCAGTGGTTGCCGTAACAATAGCGTATTCGTTGTTTTCAAAACGAATAACGTCTCCCACCAAGAAAGTGGCTTGAACGCCGGCTCCAGCGGCGTAAGCTACGGTTACACTAGTAGCACCAGTCGCACCGCTAGCGGTAGATGTAGTTGAAGTGACCGATTGACGGAACTTGCCCTTTTCAAACCAGCTGAAGAAGTCGTTACCAGCAACTGGGTTTTTGCGACCAATGCGGTTCAACAAAGTAGTGATGGTGTACTGAGGGAAGCGATACGTGATGTAGTCGCTGAAATCGGGTTTTTGGATGCCTCCAAAAACGTATTGCCCGTTTACATTACCAATCTGAATGGTATTGGGGGCAGCATTGTTTGGGTTTGTTACATTAACGTAAGCCATTTTGTTTTTTAATTAAAGTTTAGAATAAAGGTTTTTCCCCTTTCATCAACCTTTCAACTTCGGATTCAACGAGAGAAAGCGCCTTTCGTGGTGTAACCTCGGCGATGTTGGTCGTCTTTGGCTTATCCACGTTAGACAAGTTTTGAATCACAGCGGCTTTTCCTGAGTTCTTGGCACTGCGTGTAGCGTACTCAAGCACCTTGTCGAACATCTCCAGCTTATAGGCGCTTTGCACCATCTTTTGGAAATCTGGTTCTCCACTAGGCTTCAGGAAGTGCTTAATCTGGAACTCAGTAGCTTTGGCTTTGTCGTTGTAGGTGGTGAGCATCTTTTCGATACTCGCCCGGTCTTGGTCTTTGACTTTGACACGATCTACACGTTCAACGCTCTTGATTGCTTGTTTCAAGTTGTCATCGTAAGCCCTTTGGCTTTGCTCTGCTTGATAGGCAATCTGTTGCTTCTGAGTATCCTGCTGCAACTTCAAGTCCTTTCGTATCCTCTTCGCGTTAAGGCGAATTTGGGTCTCGTCAAGGGAGGCTAGGTAATCATCGAGTTCCTCCTTCGAATCGAAGTCGGACTTCAGCTCATACGACAACAAATCCACATCGGGAACTGCATCGTAATCAAAGGAAGCCAAGCCCAAATAACCGAGCCAGTCTCCCCCCTGCTTCATGATTTCGTTGGCCTCTCGGATCATATCGTTGGCGAAGACGGTCTTGTTGGATTCTTTCGTTTCCTCCAATTCCTGCTTGAGCTGCTTGAACTTGTCGACAAACTCCGAAGAGCTCTTTACGTCTTCAAGACCCAGCGTCTCAAACTCCGATTGGTACTTGGCAACAAAGTCATCTGCTACCGGTACCTCCTTGCCTTCGTCAAGGTCAATGTCGAAATTGAGGTCCTTTTCAGGGTTCTCATCAGCATTAACATTTTCAGTTGGCGTTTCGTTTGTTTCAATAGTTTCCGGCTCACCGTCCGTATCTACATCCACGTCTGCCGGAGCAGGGGCCTCGGGCTCTGCAGGTGTTTCAATCTGCGCGGGAGGCTCTTCTACAATGCCTTGCGCCCTTAGAGCGGCTTGTTCGTTCTCGTCGCCACCGGGCATACCGGTAGATGCGTTGCCCTCCAGCTTCTGGAGAGCCAACAATTCTAAATCTTCCATAAGTTTTTATTGGTTTTTTTGTTCTTTCAATGCCTCTAAAATGAGGTTGAAGTTCTGTTCCTGCTCTTTTTTGAGCATGTCAAGCTGAGTTTGTTGTTCCATAGTTCGGTTCTTTAACTCTTCTCTTAACATCTGAAGTTGACCTTTGTTCTCGGACCTGGCTCTATCCACTTGGATTTGCTTCTCCGTATCACCCAAAATCTGCTGTTGTACAGCTTGTTGCTGCATCATCATCTGTTGCTCTTGGGATTGCTGTGCTTGAGCCATCTTCCTATCCGTCAACGCCAAGAACTTCTTCACGCTTTCCTTCGTGTCAGGGTTAAACAGCAGCACCATCGCTTCAGCAATGCTTAGGCTGTTGGCCTGTACGGCAGCGCTGACAAGTTGTTCGAACTTCTGACGGTTGTTCATAATGTCGTCCGAATTGACTTTTACGAAGATGCCGTAGTCCTGCAAAGGAACATCCTCGTCTACCTCCATAATGTCAACACCAATCTCCGAGACAATAGGCTCGTATTGGTCTTTCAAGAACGGGAATATCGTTTTGATGTAGTTGGCGTACTTTTGCAACAGTTCGTTCTCAAATATCTCAAAAGCCTTGTTCAAAGGCTGTGTAATCAAACTGCTCTGCATAACCGCCATCTGACTAACCCCCACCAAGGCATCGCCCTTTTGGAAACCTTGCCTAGCATCGTTAATCCCGGAGACCTTGTCAATCTCCATGTCGATGTAGTTAGCCAAATTCAAGTACAGATTGATGGAATTGGAGATTCCCGTGTCAATCGTTGGAAATGGATTTCCCGCAGGAGGAACACCCTCTTGACCACTGCTCGTAAAGGCAATACCCGCCGTCTTCAAGTAGTACATGACGTCCTGCAATTGCAGATTGTCGGGTTTATACCGCAAGTCATACACAAAACCCTTACGGCCCGCTGAAGACATCTCCTGCTGTACCGTGTACATAATCAGGTCTTTAAACTCCTGCAAGGCAGAAAGTTCCTCAACCTTGGACACCGTCCTGAAATTGGTGTACTGCGGAGAAATAATTGTATAGCTGTACTCAGCCCTTACCGGGTTATCTACGCTATCCCTAACGATGTTGTTGGCTTCGCCCCATTCCTTTACAATACTAGAACCCACCAAGGTGGCTTTCCTAATTGTTTCAATATTCCTTTCTTCAATCTTGCCACCAGCTTCTTTTTCCTTGTCACTAAGCTTACCCTTTTCGCCTTTGGCTAGGATTTTGACGTGCTCACCGCCATATTGGTCTACAGTGACCTTGGCTTTTACCTGGCGGATGTCCCTCCACTCAGCGTAAAACACCAAGCACATAAACTGGTTGTTTACCGTGATGTAAGGCAACAAGAAGTTAGTGCCGTTCTGCGAATAACCACCCCATAGCCAAGAACCTTGGTCGTAGCGGATGGTGTTGAGTTCTTGCAGCGTTAAGCCATACGTGTCACAGACTTCGGTAACCGGAGCATATCTCCACTCACCAATGAATGCCGATGTACTGAAGCTATCGTCAAAGACATACGGATCCGCAATGACATACCTCGGGTCAACCCTGCGGATATGTGGCTTTCCGTACCTCAGTTCGTGCTTGCCAATCGCCCTGCCGACAATCAGGATGTCCCTCCAAAAAGCCAACCTCGTCTGCACGTATTTATCCCTTTCTACCTCGTATCGCAGGATTGAATCCATTGTACGCTCAATAGGCTCTTTGTAGGAAGACTTCATGTACAACTCCAACTCTTCTTCGGAATACGGCACAAACGCCGGTTCTTTCATCTGAATAAGCTCACCGGTTGGGTCAATCTGAGGCATAACCATAGCCATAATCTTCTCAGCCATGATTTGAGCCTTCTTCTTCATCTTCCGTGACACAGCGTCACGGTTCAGCGTCTTGCAACTGACGTCCAGCTTTTGTACCGCTACCTCTCCTTCCAGCAAGTTAATCTTGTTGCGAATTTTGTTGAAGTTAATCCACAAAGCCGGTAGGCTTTTGCCGTTGTAGTCTTTTTGAAGGAAGTCAAACTTTTTGGACAAATCGTAGTCTCCGTTGTAGAAGTTCATGCTTTTGTCCATAGCGGTATACAGGTTCGGGATATACCCGTTAGCCACAGTCTGCCCAAGAATGGCTAAGATGGCGTTTTTGTGGTAATCCTCGTCTTTTTGGGAGTCGGGAACCCACATGTTTGGAAATGTGGTCTGTATCGCTGTTGCGCTCATTTACGTTCTAGTTTGCCCGCTTTGTTGGTGACGAAGTCCATACCGACAAAAAGGTTGTCGTCCGTCTTTTTTCTTAACAAACGGCTTTTGGATGCGGTTCGTAAGTTTATCAAAGTTAAGCCCCAAGCGTCCACTCGGTCGTATTTTCTTTTTCGGTTATCGGGATTATAGTTTGCCAAATCTGCCAACAAGTCCCCATAAAAGTACTGCTCGATGTTGTTGGAGATGTCGTCGTCCAAGATACCAATCATTTGGTCTTGAATCATTTCGTCCATATACACCCCGTATTCCACGCTGGTGCCTGGTCTGGCTAACTTGCCAATCTTGGGCGGTTTTTTCGCTAAAAACTTTGTCAGCTCCCTATCTTGGAAGTAAGCAATCATCCTTGCCCGGTTTCTTTCAATCAGCACCGTACACGGGTTTTTCTTGCTGTAGTACTCCAACGCTAAAGCACATTGCTCGTATGCCTCGTTCATATCCTTAGGCTTTGCCGTGTACTGCAAGACCGCTCCTTGGCTAGCGGTTTCCTCGTCCAAGGACAAACCCTTGGCGATAAAGAACGACAAGTCTGAGCCAACGCCTTCCTTTTTAGCACCATCCGTAGGGTCACAGCCTGCTGCGTACATCACATCGTCTTCCGGCTCTTCACGCATAATGATGTCCCCGTCTTCTTTTGGGATAAACACCACCTTGTCGCCCGACTTGCGGAACAAACCGCGTTTAAGCATCGGAGGATTGGTATCCAAGAATCCCATACGGTTATTGAGCAGTTCCACGTCAAATGGCGATTCCCCTACTTGAATGAACATCTCTTCAGGTTCCAAGGGGTACTGCACCACGAAGTCGTAGTAACGCTTCATGGACTGCTTTTTCTTCTTCTCACGCTCGCTAAGGATGTACTTGAGACCTTCAATCACGTTCTCGTTGCCCATCTCGTTGTCGATCATAAACCCACTCCACCCGGCAGCAAAATACCTCATCAGGCCGTAGCTTTCTGCATTGTACCAAAAGTCTTTAAAGTCATCTCCGTTCTCCGCTGCATCCCCTGCCGTACCGGCAAGGATGGGTACACCCTTTCTCGTTACCCCATCGTCAGCCGCTAAAGCTGGTTCCGTATACGACCAGTTCTGTTTCAACTGCCCAGGCAACCACTTGCCGGGCTCTTCGTAAACCACCATGCGCATACCAGCACCTTCAAAGGATGTCGGTTCGGGAGATCTGCCGAAGATAACCGAGTTTAAGCCAACCTTTTTGATGTTGCCGTCTTTGTCCCGAATCTTCTTGGCTAGTTCCAATCTGGACGCCGAGTTCCCCGCCATGGACGTAGCCCTCAGAAACTGCGGTAGGTTGTTGTAACCAGTCTTCAACACGTCGTTCATGAACTTCTTCATGTCCTCTTCGGTCTTGGAGGTAAAACCAATCTCCGAGTAGGGATTGTGGATTGCCGTGCAGTACATAGCATTCGCCAAGCTGTAGGACTTACCCCAACGTCTTCGCCCACCAAGGATGACTCCCTTGCCAGTATTATCGGCATAAAGGTCCGAACCACCATAGAGGCATGACTCAATCAAGTTAAAGAACTCGGAATTGCAACGCCGAAACTCCGGGGAGATAAGCCCCCCGTTCTTGGACTTCATCTTCCAAAAGTAGGTGTACATGTACATCATCCCACAAATGCCGTTGTAGCCAAACCTAGTTCTTCGTATCTGCTCGTTCTCCCACTTGGACTGCTCGGTCCTGTTTGAGAAACTAGGGATGATCATGCGCTGAGGCTTGTACATGGACATGTCCAATTGACCAATCTTGTCCAAATAGTACTTAACCCTTTCATTGACGTCGTAAGCCTGGTTGTACAAAAAGTCAATAAGGCTCTGCTTCATGCGTGGAAATCGTCAATCGCTGACATGCTGCCTACCTCGCTGTCTTGAGGTTGCTCCATGTTCATCTCGTTATTGATGAGCAACTCAATGGCCTTGCGTTGCTTGGTTAGGTCAATGAGCGAAGCGGAAAGCTTCTTAATTTCATCGGCCTCCAAGTTAGCAGCGTCTTTGAGTCGTTTACGGATTTCCGACAGAGCAGCCTCTAAAGCCTCCAAAGACTCCCTCTCGGAGCCAATGCCCTGCATCTCGTAGTATGCCTGGATGTATTTGTCCATCTTGTCCTTTCTAATGGACGCCACGGAGCCAATGGCTCGCTGGTAGCGTTCGTCAGGACCGAGGTTCTTGTAAGGGGATTTCCAATCCGCATAAAGGGCCACGAACTTGAACTCGTCCGACGTAATGCCCTTAAACTGCGGTAGGATGGAAAGGTGAGGGTTGTCTTCAAAGACGTCCTCTTGACTTATCTTAAATAGCATGCACTATTAACCAAGACTCGCTGTCTTGGTTCTACTAGTAGTAGAGACGCACTTGAATCATTGCGTTCGTCAGCAATCCATCTGCGGGGACAATGCCCTCCACAGACGTAATTGTGATTGCCGAGCTAGAAGATCTTCCCGCAAGAAAAGAAATAGGATCATTAAAGCTAGGAGCGGCGACAGTTCCTTCCTGTACTGTTATGTTAAGAGCCCCATTGTTTGCCGGAAGCGATCCGCCTTGAATGGTTGAAGCAATAGACGTAAAGGTCAACGTGTATGTTCCAGTGCTCGTTCTAGCTGCCGCTACAGACTCGGAGATTTCGTTTTTAATTGTCGTTAATGTCGGGCTTCCAGTTCCGGTTTGGGTTATTAAACATACAAACTCCGCATAACCCTTTTCTGCCGCTTTAGAAGCGCTAACGATGGCTGAAATTGTAGCAGTTGTCGTGAAGACCACGGGTGCGCTGGCGGGTTGATTCATCTCCACCCTTCTAGACGTTGTATCGTCAAAGACCTGCGTGATGTAATCGTTGTTTACCAAAACCTCTCCAAGGGATACCACTTGCTTGTTTACAGCAGTAGGGGATCCAATAGAAGTCAATCCAAAGGTTGACTTAACCGTAGCCAATGTGTTGTCGGCAATGCGGGACTCCCCGTTGGTTAAAACCAACAGGGTCTTTGTAGACTGTGTAGTGTACGCATAGACTACTTGATTCTTGTTGATAGCACCGGGTGAGTCTGCAACGCTTTGCAGATTTTGAAAGGAAAAGTTAAATAGTTGACTCATGTCAGATTAAGGATTTAGAATCCGGGTACAATTGCTGTAAGTGCCGTAGTAGATGCTAAAACTAAGTTATCGGGGGTATCTAGGTAGATTTCACTTACCGTATTCGCCACGGCGGCATAAGCCGTGTCGCCGGCAATTGTGCTACCAGTCTTCAAGAACTTGTAAGAAAACACGCAACCAGCAGATCCCGTAGCCAAAGTCAATATTTGGTTGTTGTTAATGAACCGCAGGGCAAATGGCGCTGAAAGAACCTTCAGCGCATTACCTGACACCACATCGTAAAGCTGTTGTGGGGTTCTAGAAACTGCAAACTCGTAGCATCTTCCGTTAAATCCGTATTGCACGTTGGAAGAACCTGCAGCCGTAAGGTAAGCCACAGAAACATTCTCCAAATTTAGGATAAATACCCCTGTAGCTGTAGACACACCGCTTACCGGAGCATCGTATTTACCAATGCCACTCACCGAGCTGGTAACCTGCGTAAGCGTCCCTGAAGTACCCGTAAGAGCCGCATAAGACCCGGTAGTAATGGTTGCTACCCTTTCTGCACCAACCGACTCATCGTAGAACTCGACGTAGCGGTTAGACCCGCTACCTGAATAAGCCCACTTGAAATTATCTGTTGAAATAGCACACTGACGAAGAGTGTTGCCAGTTAAAGCGGTACCGTTGTTGTTGATAACCTCGGTAAAACGAATTGCACTTGCCATAGTTTTGTTAGTTCTGCATCATTAACAATATGACTTTGGCTATGGTTCACTCCTCGTCTTCGCCAAAGACGTCGTCAAAGCCGTGGTCAATCTCAATAATCGCACCAAGCATCGTAAGCAACTTATCGCAGAAGTCCTCGTCCTCCCAATCAATCATCCCCCAGTAGCATACCGATGAGCAGTCCATGCTCTCCGTCTCAAAAGTCTTGGTCTCATCATCGTAATCTACAATTTGAGCAAACTGGACAATGCTGTACCGGTCGTCGTTATGCGGTACCACTTTGTGCGTAGCACTCTCCCAATACCCAGGACCATCAGACTCCTCGTCAATCCAAGACCGCTTCTTGAACTCAAAGCCGTAACTCGTTAGAACATCCTTTTCCTTACTCATTGTCCAGTATCCTCCTTTTGTAGTTGCTTGACTCTACCAGAGAAGCATAAAGCCTCTCAAACTCCGGTAGCCCCGTATGCACCATCTCTTTGTACAAGTCAAAGTCCATGTTCTTGATGTACATGGCATGCTCCTGCAAGACCGGTAGAAACCCAATCTCAGGGTTGATTGCCAACCTTTGGTGGTAATCCTCCATCAACTCCACAATAACGCCAGGATGACGGTTCAATAAGTAATTCTGCATGATACCCCAATAACAAGACAACCCTAAGTTAGTTTCCCAATTTGGCTATCCAAATACAAAAACTTTGTCCTATCCCCCACAAAAGCCATCTTGTGGTTGATTAGGTAGTCTTTCCCAGCCTTCACAAGCAATCCCTCTCTTACCAATGCGTTCACCGCCTTGTGGTACGCGGATCTATCCATAGGCTTAGAGAAGCACATCTCATGCCAGTCGTTGTACCTCTGAAAACTCAATTGCAGCTCTCTAGAGCCGCGTTTTAACTTGGAGAGTACATACGTTACCAAAACCAATTCGGATGGCTTAAAACGGATTAAAACGTCTACACCGGGCATAAACAACTTGACGAACCTTCCGTTGTCCCAATTTGCCCTGCCAATAACGCTTATTCGCTCATCTGCAAAAAATAACTCCCCTGTATCTGGGTCTACCAAATCCCTCCTCCTAGAATACCTTGCCATGTTACAAATATAACCATTTTTGATAAAATTGTTTCTCAATTTGTGGTGGATTCTTACCACATTTTTGGTGGATTCTTACCACATTGTCACTTTTTGAAGGGGTAAAAAACGCTGTTTTTGATAGCGTAGAGGCACTATTTTCAAATCACCCAAAAACACTCTTATATAGAGATATGAACACATTTTTGGGGATTGTACTTTAGTGCAATTCCCATAATCCCAATCGGTACCACAACCTGTTACAGCTTGTAACCAGTCCAACAAGGGCGGCTACGCCCTTATTGAACCATTTCGTGCCTTAAAAGGCACGTTAAGTCGGAATTATTCCGAATTAGTAGCCAAAATCTGACAAGTTTGTTTACAATGCAACAATACTGTAAACTAATTGTAGTCAAATCGTCAGCCTAAAGCTGACGGTGGTACTACAAAATGGAAATTTTGGCATAATAAGCGTAAATTTTGAGTAAATGGAAATTTGGGCATACCCCCCCATCCTCCGGCTCGATCCGGTCGTTCGGAAAGCACTCCCCCCTCTTGCTGTCAGTCAGTAAACAATCCATTAGCCGTCTAACTATTGTTATATAACACATTGTAAACAATAGGGTTAGTGTGTCTGTTGTTATGTACAAAGGGACGAGCATACCTAAATCGTTTTGTTCGTATTGTGTTGGTAACACAAAACAAACAAAACAAGGATTAGGGAATGTGTTCAGTGTTGGTAACACTAAACACAAAAATGAATTGATCTTGTGTTGTAACAAATTACATATCCCTATTTCCTTTTGCCATATTGCCCAAAAGTAAAACTGAATTTATCTTGTGTTATAACACTATCATTTTTTGATTGGTTAGGTTGAAAAGTAATTGTGTCCAATAAAATGGACAGTGTCCAAAATAGTGGACAGCCGGAAAGTATAATGCATTATACTAAAATAATTGAAAAAAAATTTGGATAATTGAAATTTATTCCTTACCTTTGTTTTAATGATTTAAGAAATGTAGTATTAAATCAAATTTTAACCCTATTAATACCTATATCATGAAAACCCAAACCCAAAACCCAAACGAAAGTATAATGCATTATACTTTCAAAACCGAAGCCTTAAGGCTCAAATTCTACAAAGTAGTGAAAGCCTTGGAAGAACTAAGCGCAAAGGACTCTTTAAGTAGTTTGCGAAATTTTGAGCAAGTTTTAGACAATACAATAAAACGCTCCAAACTTGTTTTAACTGCTTCGCAAATTGCGAACAAACAATTAAAGCAAGAAGAATTGAGCAAAGCCTTGAAATTTAGTTTGCCTATGGTGAAAAAATACATAGGCTTGGCCAAGGCCTTGGATGAAGCCGAAGCCGAAGCCGTTGCAAACTTTAAGAAATTGAACCAAAGCCGTATTAATAACGGCTCAAAAGTAAACTACGGCATAGACGCATTAACAAAATTCCTTAAAGGCGAAGAAATTTATCCAAGTGAGGAGCAACAACAAGCCGAAGAAAATAGGAAAGAAAACGATAGGTTAAAGAAACAAGCCGAAGCCAAAGCCAAAGCCGAAGCCAAGGCCAAGGAACAAGCCGAAGCCAAGGGAACAAGCCAAGCCGAAGCCAAGGCCGAAGCAAGGCCAAATGAAGCAAGGTATTTATTTAATCCCGTATTATTTGGATTTGAGAATGATGTAAGGGAAGATATTACACTAAACATTATACACAGCCCTAAAAACAAGGCTAAACCCTACCTCGTTTCGTCTAATGTCCCTTCGTTTGTGCTTCGTGCTATGTTTGAAAAGATCTTAAGACATACCGAGAAATGCGAAGCCGACAAAGAAATAATAGAACAATACGAACAAAGTTTAGAGGATAGTTTAGAGGATAGTTTAGAGGATACCGACTACACTACCTTTGACAGCGACCACATCCGCATCGCACGATGAAAAGAGAGGGCTTCGGCCCTCTTTTTTTTGTTTTCACTATCACTATCATTCCGTGCGGCATCCCCGCACGGGTTCATTCATTCGGCATCCCCGCACCGGTGCCCTCAAATTCGGTGCATTCACCCTTTAACCCTTTAATATCATGTACTACAATTCCCCACCACCACCACCCAAGCACCAAGGTAGAACCGTATCCTTGTATACCAAAATCCTCGTAGCGGTATCCTTTTATTGGTTCATCATTCGTTGGCTCATTTCCCTAACCTAATCCACCCCTAAATCCTTAATGTAATGAAGTACGCATCCCTCCGCAGGATTACCTCGGTAGCCGAGACATCCCCATTCGAGCAAGTTAAAATCCAAAATCCGTGGGCATCCGTTGAGTATGCTCGGCAGTTCTACCATGAAGACCTAGTCCTGTACGAATCCTTCTTTATCATCATGCTGAACCGAGCAAATAAGACCATTGCATACGCCAAAATATCCCAAGGAGGCGTATCGGCAACCGTTGTAGACCCCAAAATCGTCTGCAAACTAGCAGTGGACTCCCTTTGCAGTGGGGTAATCTTGGTGCACAACCATCCAAGCGGAAACACAGACGCATCCCCACAAGACAAAGAACTAACCAAGAAAATATCCCAAGCACTCTCGTACTTGGACATTGACGTAATCGACCACATTATCCTAACTGAAGACTCATTCCTATCATTCAGGGAAAAAGGACTACTCTAACCCTAACAAACAATCCAAAATCCCTCTTTAATTAACTAAACCAAACTCCGGGATGGGAGATATACCAAACAAAAATATTATGGGACTAGACATGTATCTATCCAAGAAAACGTATGTGCAGAATTGGTCGCACATGCAACCGTCAGAAATCCACAAGGTGGACGTGAAACTTGGCGGCAAGAAGCATCCTCACATCAATCCAAAGGGAGTCACCTACATTGTAGAGAGCGCCATGTATTGGAGGAAAGCAAACCACATCCATCGTTGGTTCGTGGAGAATGTTCAAAAGGGCGATGATAATTGTGGGGAATACTATGTACACCGAGAGCAAATCCAAGAACTCGTAGACCTATGCAAGTCAATCCTAGACAAGAAGGAGAAGCCCGAGGATGTGCTACCTACACTAAAAGGATTCTTCTTTGGTGGAACGGAGTACGATGAATACTATTACGGCTCACTACAAGAAACCGTAGACACGCTCACTCCGATACTTGAGCAAGAAGGAGACTTTGATTTCACTTATGCATCATCATGGTAAACCCTCTAAACCCTTATATCATGTACGACATCCAAGACGAAATCCAAGAAACCCTTGACAACCCAAGGGAGAACGACAACCTAGGCTCGATGGTCTGCTACCGTCGTGGGTACAATCTAGGCGACAAGAATGAATACCTACCTGGCCACTACAAACCCAACTCAGGCGACTTTTGGGGATGGACTGACTTAGGCAAATACTTTCACGAGGTACACGACCTAGCGGTCTGCCTACCTATCTACATGTACGAACATTCCGGCATCGCTGTAAGCACCAAACCGTTCTCCTGCCCTTGGGACAGCGGACGCATCGGCTTCATCTTCGTATCCAAGGAGAAACTCCGCAAGGAATACGGAGTGAAACGTGTAACGGCATCCCTTGTAGCCAAGGCAACAAGCATCCTCGAAGAAGAAGTAGAAGAATACAACCAATACCTCAACCAATAAACCCCAAACCAATGAAATACATTACCGCTAAATTCACCTCCCTTTGCCCTCGTACCGGAATGACGATCCGCAAGGGATCGCCCTGCCTTTACGACACCAACACCCGCAAAGCCTACCATCCAACCGCCAAAGATTCGTTGACGAAAGATGTTGACGATTTGGCCGGATTCATCAAAGCCCAAGAGGATGCCTACTTCGACAATTTCTGCCAACAAAACAACATCTAACCCTCTAAACCCCATCTATCATGCCAAACTGGTGCTCAAACTACCTCGTCGTTACAGGTAGTGCGGATGCAATCCGTCAAATCAACGAAGGTTTCCAAAAGGAAAACGCATTTGAGAATCTCATCGGCAAAGACCCATCCTTTGCAGAGGATGATTGGTATAAACACAACTGCTCCCGATACGGGACAAAGTGGGACATCGAACAAATAAGTACCTTTTACGAGGACGGGGATATCGAACTGGCCTTGAGCTTTGACACGGCTTGGTCTCCATGTGTGCCATTCGTGATAACCCTATGCGAAAAGTACAGAACCAATGCGGTACTGGAGTATAGCGAGTGTGGTTGCAACTTCGCAGGGAGGGTAACCCTTGAGTGGGAAGGCAAAGAGGAAGGAGAACTATGCGTCCATGAGGAGGAATGGGAATACCACGAAGGAGTGTACACAATGGACTCCGACCAATGGATGAAAAATGAATTGGAGTGGCAAATAGAGTCCGCCAAAGAAGAAGGTCTCAGTGCCGAGGATTTCGTGGAAGGACTACCATTCCTAAAAGAAGAAGACCGGTTACACGTCCTTGAAACGTACAACGAAGAAGAACAAACCACCTAAACCCCTATGTATGAAACCACGCAAAATCCCGCGACGACACACCGAGAAAATCGTCTATGTTGACGGGCCAAACCTGTTCGTCATCGCCCTGGCTCCATCCTCCAACGAGAAGATCACCGAGTCCAATGCATCCATCATCCAAACCAATACCTATTCCCTTGAGCAATGGGAGATAGCCAACTGCGGGAGGAAGATTACGATGCAAGACTTCTTCGCACTCGACTCATCCAACTGCTTGGACTGCCCTTATTCGGGCAACTCGGGCAATGGGGAATGCTACACCCACAAGTTTCAGCAGTACACCGGATTCCTCGCCCAACTGCGTAGCATCAAGCGAGAACACCTCACCCCCTTCAACGAGGATAAGCGTACACGCATTCTCAGCCTCTCTGAGGGGCGATACATCCGTTTTGGTACTTATGGTGAGCCAAGCCTAATGGATGCAACCTTGGTCTCCCAAATGGCTCGTGTCTCATCCACGTGGACTGGGTACACCCATCAGTGGGCGAAGGATTGGGCGAAGCCTTACGCATCCTGGTTCATGGCTTCGGTGCATACCGAATCCGAGGTCGAGTTGGCCGGGGAGATTGATTACCGTTCCTTCCTAGCCAAGGGCAAGGACGACCCCGTTGTTGGGGTGCAGTGCCCTGCATCCAAGGAGGCAGGATACAAGTCCACCTGTGAGAAATGTGGCCTATGCTCGGGCATCCTGGGCAAGGGCAAGAAAGCAGTCAGCATCAATGTACACTAACCCTTAAACCCCAAACCTATGAACAACACTGAACCAAACCCAAACCCCTATTCAACTCTTACGATTCACAGATGTTCATCACTCATCTGGTCGGAGGAGGATGTGGATCTTCAAGCCGAAGGACATCCTAATCAGGCATTGGTAGAAAATATGTCAAATGCCGACAAACGAAATCTTCTTGAGAATGCCATCACAAAAGTTGAAGACCAAATTATGGCAATAATCAACGACTCAATCTACGATGAAATTTCTAAACTAAACAACCCTTAAACCCCAAACCTATGAAAACAAATATGCAAGAAACCAACAGACAAAAAAGAAATCAAGAATTAAACACCTATTGGATAAGACAAAGTAAGAGAGTCTTGCTAGGACGATTTATTAAGCGCGTTCGTTATCTTACCGACGAAGAAATGGAACTTATGGACTGGCACAAACGACCTATTTGTTTTGAGTTGGACAACGGAACACTATGTATTCCATCTATGGACGATGAGGGAAATGATGGCGGCAGCTTGTTCTACCAACAAGAAGGCGAGGAACTTAGTGTATTACCTGTAATCTAAAACCAATGTCAAATGAAAATATTCAACATAATCGAAGAAACTCCAATCCTAATGGTGCGTCGCTTTAAGATAGAAGCGGAAACTTTTGAGGAAGCAGTCCGAGCAATCAAAGACGGAGATGTTGATTCGTATGATGCAGACTATTTAGAAGACGTTCTCTGCAACCTTGGGCACAAAGCCGAATACTACCTTGACGAAGAAGAAACCAACCTTTAAACCCTTATCAAATGAAACCACAAAACCTTAAATTAGACCTAACATCCGAAGAGATAAAGAAGGACTACGAATGGGAACTCGAGTACAATGGGAAGACCATATCGGGATCCGTGATGGTACGATCCGGCGAATGGGAACTTGAAATCCACGCTAGGATATGGCCTCCAGACCAAAAGGAACTAACCGATGAAGAACAAGACGAAATCACATCCTTTGTAGAAGCAAACATCTAAACTCCAACCCCATGATAGAACTTGACCCCCGCAACATTGCCTTATGCCTTGCATGGTACGAGAGCAAAGGCATCACCGCATACGAAGACGGCGGATGTGTTTACATCATCGTCGGTAGCGAAATGTCATGCGACGAGCACCACATCGAGGTGTCGCTCGCCGAGATTGAATGCCGAGCGTTAGAGCAAGATTTGTAGAAGCAAACATCTAAACCCCAACCCTATGAAATACAGAATTATTTTTGTGTCCAAGCAAACGCATGGACCAAACGCAGACTACCTCGTCATAACCGAGGATGGTCAGGTAGCACATCGCAGGCCCGACGAAGCAAGTGAAGATAGGCACGCCATCGTGGACCACTTCGGCACTAGGCTAACCGACGAAGGAGTAGACACGCTGAACCCTTGGCCTATGCTTGACGCTGGCAAACAATGGTGTCAAGACTACGAGAAGGACACCCAAGTAGAGGCAGATATGCAGGAGTACGACATCTTACTCGACATCCTCTCGTTCCTTCAACCAACGATACCCTTTGGTCAGTGGGTCAGAGATGACTCTATTTTCCCCGACTTGTTTTCCAAATCAAGATTCCCTACGATTCTCTTATATCTAAAAAATCATCTCATAGACCCTTAAACCCCTAAATCATGAACAACACCACCCTCAATTACGGCAATGGCATCCGACAAATATGCCTACACCAAGAAGACTTGGTATTCCTAAAGGGATGCGTCCTCCACATCAAGGAACGCACCTTGTTTGAGAAGGACAAGGATGCCAAGCCAAGCCCCCTATGGGGGGAGCAGTACCACAACCCCATCAAGCTCGATGACCTTGACATTGACCAACTCGGAGACCTCAAACAAGAGATTGAAGATGAGCATCCAGACAAATCCGTATCTATCTTAGCACAATTAAACATCAAATTCTAAACCCCAAACCCTATGAAAATCGTTTTAACACCCCAAGAATCAGAAGAAATCTTCTTCTCAGCGCTATGCAATGCGTATAGCACTGGCTACATGAATGGCTATGGACTGGAATTGCGTTGGCACGACGAGTCGTACGTGCGAGCCAAGAAACGCCTCAAAGAAAAGGGCGAGTCACCATGTCTAGAAGACATCCTCCTTGAGATACTGCGTGGAGGTGGTCATCTCACCTACTTCGACGTAGAAGGAGGAGAGGAGCCGTGGCCTATCGACTTGCAAGACATACACGACAAGGTCTGCAATGCACCTGTCAGAAACATCTTAAACTTCATTGAAGAGCAAGACGATGCCGAAGACGCAGATGTCATCCTTCAGACGGTGTTTATGGGCGAAATTATGTTCTGTTAACAACTAAAACCATAATGTATGAAATCACCTACCAGAATCCACGTCAACCAACACCACATCCGATCCAACAAGACAAATGGCACGGACCTACCGGTTATCACCATCAAGCAGGGCAGAAAGAATACCTACTGCAACGAGGTGGAAATCCTTGGTCCTAGCAAAATCATCTACTCAGGATCAGGATGCGACACCAAGGCTCTTATGTCCTGCGGTGCTAGAGTAGTTATCGAAACCTTTTCTCCTATCAACATCACTAAACCCTAAACCCATGAGCAAACCATTTATCAAATCCAAAGTACTACACCTTCAACTCACCGACATAGGTGGTGGTGACTACACGCTGTTAACCAACCTGGTTGACGGATCCATCAAGCATATCTTGTACGATGGTCATTCATCCTATGGCACTAGGTTCTCTCTTGCAAAGCTTGGCCTACCGAATGGCGTGTACCTACCCGTAGAACCTGCATACGAAGACGAAACGATTGAAGAGTTTCGTAACAGAATCATCCAAATGATTGAAGAAGAATCGCAAATGATTATTTTTAGAGTAGTTCAAACCGAAGTTAAATTCCACAATTATGAGTAATCCTTATTATGAGAAGAGTTTGCACGATGTATGCGACTCTGTCTACTACCTTTTAGAACACTACAGGGTAGACCCCGCAACCGGTACGCCCAAGCTATTTGAGTCTGAGTCTTACGACAATTACGATTCTGCATGGGTCAACACCGTTGGCCCGGTAAGGGTCAGCCAAGCTCCTGCGTGCGATTACAGCACGATTACCGAGGTGTTTGTATTCAGACATCCATCCGGTAGTTACGATCTCCCTGATGACTTCTCAGAGGTATCTAAGCGTAAGGAATATTTCACCGACTAATATTTTGAAATGTCAACTTTAATTTTTACATTTACAATCTAAACAAACAACGCATGGAAAACAAAAAAACAATCGGCCAATGGCTGAAGTGGGATTTTGAGGTGAATGGTGAGATAAAAATCCTGAACAAGGATGGTAAAAAAATCTACGCTGAGTATTCAGATGGATTTTGGGTAAAGTCGGAATACGATTCTAAAGGTAATCTAACCCGTATTGAGGATTCAGGTGGGGATTGGGAAAAGTGGAAATACAATTCTGAAAGTGACGAAATCTACCATGAGACTTCAAATAAATATTGGTATAGGAAGGAATATGATTCTCAAGGCAATCTAATCTCTATTAAGTATTCCGATGGAACTTGGGAAAAGTGGGAATACGATTCTAAAGGCATGGAAGTCTACCGTGAGTATTCAGATGGATATTGGGCAAAGATGGAATGGGATTCTGAATTTAATCAAAGCTATTTTGAAGATTCAAAAGGCAGAATCATAGACAAGCGCACACCTGAAACCATTGAACACAACGGACGCAAGTATAAACTAATCCCATAAACTATGCCAACACAAACCATTTCCAAATGCAGGGTAGGCGTTATGTGCTACCTTGAAAAGCACATTGACTTTGTGCGACACTCCGAAGAGTTCTTCGGTGACGATCCAAGCTCCCTTCCACCTGACTATGTGAAGGGATTGTGGGTCTCCGGTGAACACGGAGATACCTACCGACGCAAGAGAATCTTTGACTACTACAACGACTCAAACCTTTATGAGGGTGGTGTACTCAAGGCTTTCTCTGAAGAACTAGCCAACCACGGATGGTACTGCGAGTGGTACGATCCGGGTACTGTACTTATTTATCCATTCTAAACCCAAACAACCATGAACAGATACCCAACAGGACAACTTGCTCACTCACTGATTGAGTACCACGTTGATCGCATCCACACGATGGAGCGGGAACTAGCTCTTGTTAAACAAGAGAACGAAATGCTTAGAAAAATCGTCAACCAACAACTAAACCCAACAAACTATGCCCAAGAAGCAAACTCTCTACGACCGGATCAAAGACCCTTATCGCAAATCGATTATTGACAGCCTTGACTCGTACCCAAGGGGTGCATCAAGGGTCATCGAAGTGCTAAGAACCAAGGATGACATAATGAGGTTAACCCTTGAAGAGATACTTGACATCGGTACCTTCGCCTTTGACAGCGGTGACAGCACTCGTTTCACCCAGCGTAGTCAGCATTCGGTATACGCCTTTTGTGAGCAATTCTTTGAACCAATAGAAACCCAAGAGCCATGTACGACTACATAAACCATCAGATGAAAGCCGTCAAGCTTAGTTCTGGATACCTTGTTTCGAAGCGTGAGACCAAGTCACAGTTTGAATATGGGCAGATGGCTAAAGCCATTCAAAACGCGATGACAACCTATCAGGGTAAGCTCAACGAGGACGAGTACATTGTGATATGCCGAGCGTCAAAGTGCATTCGTGTCTGCCGGTACTTCGCTTTCGGGGAAGATGCTTGTAAGCACGCCAAGGCCACCAAGAACAAGCGATACCTAAACGTGTCCACATGGCAACTGCATGCGGTTAGCCTACGCAGAACCATTTTAGACCTACTGCTTCAGTAATGGCTACACGTGGAAGGTCGGCTAGAGCCAAAGGCAATAGCTACGAACTAGCAGTCAAGAACGAGCACATCGAGATGGGCTTCGGAGAGGTGTTCACCTCTCGCAATGAATCCAAGCGTATGGATGACAAAGGCGTTGACCTAGTAGGTCTGCCCTACCACATCCAATGCAAGGCCGTAGAGAAGCTTTCTCCAAGTATGCACAAGATTCTTGCTGATATGCCGAGCGATCAGGTCCGAGCCGTGTTCCACAAAAGGAACCGGCTTGGAACTGTCGTTTGCTTGAACAAGGACGATTGGTATCGGATACTTAAACACCTCAACAAGACTAAATTCTTTAAGAAATGAAGCAAGACGAAACCATGCACCAGTTTGTCATTGATGGCATGAAGTTCCAGGTTGTTACCTCAACATCGGAGAGCATGACGATTTATGGACTACAACCATGCGGATACCAAGTGAAGTTCGTGTCTATTGTCGGGGATAGCGGTGTTCTTATTGGCGTTAACCTACACCAATTGCCCTTTGACATTACCGATCAAATCCATAAAAACATAAACAATGAAACAACTTGACATTATCTTTACAGCACTGCTGAGTGGAAAGTCCATTCGTGTGGTGAAGAGATACCTCCAAATGAAATACAAGATGGAGGTTTCTGATGAGGTTCTTATAAACAGAGAGAAACAAATGAAGGGAGAAAGAAATGCCAAGTGAAGTAATGGGTCGTGTGCAGTACGATTGCGACCCTACCCTGTACCCATACCTGGTATCCCACTTCCGGGATAGAAAGGCAATGATTGTACGCCGGATATACCGGCGTGGAGAACTTCTTCTTGAATGTGAGAAGGAGTTTGTGGATCTAACCAAGACCCCTGATGCCAAAGAGACTGACGTATGGAAATGCGTGTTTAGAAAGAACAGAATGAGGATGAATACCTCTTTAGCCTTTCACGCTATGGCAAGCGCATTCCGTTCTTTCGGTAGAGAACTGGAATCCAATGTCAGGCTGAATGCAGAGATTATTCCTGATGTGGAGAGAATGTGCAACGAGGGAAAGACCGTGCAGGAGATCATGCGGGAGAAGAAAGTAACCAGTCAATCTCTTATGAGAATTATGCATCATTTAGCAGAGCAACCCTTGGATTATTAAAGCTTTATACTTACCTTTACCATCACAACTTAAACCCTTTCCAAATGGAAAAAAAACCCAAAATCTGGGCTGACGGCATGATTGTCAAAGCCTCCTTGCGTAACGGCAAGTCAGTTATCTCCACCTCCTACAATGTAGAGAAGTTCTGTGCGTTCCTGCGTAAGCATGTGAACGAACGAGGCTACGTAAATGTAGACTCTTGGGAGAAAGACCAACCAGGCAGGTTCGGTGACACGCATAACGCTTCGCTGAACGACTTTGTTCCTACATCCAAACCGGCCAATCGCCGTCAACAAGAGGAGGCTGATTTGCCATTCTAATCAGCCTAGTTGATAGTGATAAGAGGGGGAGCTTAGGCTCCCCTTTTTTGGTTTCCGGTTTCCTGTTTCCCAATACCCTAGGGGGGTAAGGAAACGGGAAACGGGAAACACTGGTAAATGTGTGTTGTCAATTTGTCAATTTGACAATATTACCGAAAGTACGGGGAGCTTAGGCTCCCCTTTTTTTTGGGATACAATTTCGGAATACTTTTGTTATCTAAACAAAGAAACCTATGAAGACAATCTACATCAAAGAAGGCAAGAACTGGGCTCAGAACGACTTTATGCTTCCCACTATGGGAACAATATGGAACAGGACCTATATGCTCACAGAAAGCTGCCTACACCCCATAAAAGGGGGTTACGGCATTAACAAGCTTTGGGGTATATCCGGATTCCCTTACCACAAGCGCAATTCAGTCCGTGTATGCTGGATGCCTCACGAATCCGGTACGTACTTTATTCTGTACGCTACTGCGTACGTCAATGGGCATAGAGAGATTAGAGAACTAACCTCTGCTAGACCTGGGGACAAGATAAGATGCTTGATTTCCAATCAAGGAAACAACTGCTCGGTGTGGATCAACGACGTGTCCACCACCTTCAAAGTTAGGCTACCCCTTGTAACGTACACCTTGCCGGTGTACTTTGGTGGTGTACTTCCTGCTCCTTGGGATATGGAGGTTATTCGGGTTGATGAACCCTTCTACCTCCACTTAGCCCGATCATGCCGGGACTTCTTTACCAAGACCTTGGCTTTCTTTGGTGTCCTTAAACCATCCATAGAGCGGTGATTAATGACCACGTAAATGCGATTCTCATGCTTAACGTGGTCTATTTTGTCTGCGGTAATCAACCGGTAGACCTGCTCATACCCCATCCAAGCCTTGTATTTCTCCTTGTAGACCTCGATGTAATGCTCTATGGTCAGGAGTGGGTAATTGGCCTTCTTACACAGCTCAAGGCTTATTCTGGGCATCTAGGTCTCTTATGACACGTTTAAGGTATATCGCTAGGTCCAAGGCTTCTTCTAAGGCATGCTGCAACCATTCTCTTGTAGACAGGTCCTGCCTTGTCATGGTGGTACCATACTTACTGTACCCCTTCTTGGCTCTCTCTTTGATTTCCAATATGACACTCTCCTCCACCGAAAAGTCGGGTTTGTGGTCATAATTCACGTTTATTCTGCCGTAACTTGTATCTTGTTCCATTCCGCTAAATTAACTAAAAACCATGAAGAAAGTTCATATGATTCCTGCGGATGACATCCAAACCAACCACAACGTACACCAATGCACCTGCCAACCGGTGGTTGCCAAAAAGATTAATCCTGATGGGGAAGAGTACATTGAAGTAATCCACCGGTATACCGACAATAAAGGCTACATCAAGCAGGTCTGCAAGGAGCTGGGTATATCCACACCCAAGTTTTCCTACAACCAATTATCACAAATCGCTGACAATTAGTCGGTAATACATTTGGCAGATACGATCCGTTTTCTTTACCTAAACTAGTACGAACCAAGGTTAACTTTGTGGTGTTAATAGCACATGAGTTAGACCTCAAGCGATAGGAAGATTACCGGAGTTTAGACTGTCTCGGCACAAAACAAGTCCAAACTTGCATTCTCAAGATGCTTGGTTCGAGCAAAGTAAAGTCCCACAGCAAACGCCTTCGAAACCCCTTTATTGGTTTCGTGATCCGCCTTCGGAGATACGTGGCTGACGGCATTCAAAATCAAAATAAACCAATATGGGGGCGGATCTTTCTGACCAAAGATTTGCCAAACCACCTTTTGGCGAATCGAATGGTCTTCTTTTTTACCACCAAGCCACCCGAGGGGGTGGTTAAACCAATGCTCACCGCAGGGTGAGCGATGAAGACTCAATAGAAACCAACCCCAAGGGATGGCGAGGTAGTCATCCTATCGGATATTTAGCCTTTAACCTTGACGGATTGACTAAATGTGATATATTTTTTTTATTTTTCACCACCAAATGCTTCGCCTTTTGAAGAAGTATTTGAGTGGTGATACCCCCGGCTCACCTTGGGGGTGGCCGGGATTGAAATTCTTTTTGAATTGAATGACTTGTGGAGCGAAAGGGTTGTATCTTCGGCGTGTAATAAACACGCCATGACTAGAAATGACAAAGATTTGGGAAACAAGAACCCTGGAGCGACACCCATGTACGAGATGCTTCTCTTCATTTACCACTGGGGAGAGGATTTCAAAACGAAGAAGATGAAGACGGCCTTCATCGAGAAGGCTAAAGCCCTTCTCGAGCGTGAATACAAGATGATTGGTCAGTCCTACCAAGACGGTAAGAAATCCTCTTCCCTTGTGGTAGCAAAAGAGTACTACTCAAAGTCATTTCCAATGAACGGCAGAGCCGTTCACTTTGAAGATGAAGAAGGGTATAGGGATGCTAAGTTCATTGGTCTAAATCCCGAAGAGTGATTGATTTTCAGCACGATATACACGATAGAATAGAGTTGTACTTCAACCTGTTTGAGTCTAGATGCGTGTTCTATCGCTCTAATGGCGATAAAAAACCAGTCTTGATTAAGAAGAGATTTACGTTGGACGACATCTTCTCCAAGAAGAGGACCAAGCCCATTAACACTCTCCGGAGGATGGTTTGGTATATGCTCAGAGTGAAGGATGGATTTAACTTTTGTACGATTGGTTCTGCCTTTGGCATGGACTATTCATCGGTGATTAAAGCTGTTCAGCATGTGGAAGAGCAAGTTAATTGGGATCCAAAAGGTTTGTACAAGCCTTTGGCGAATTACTTGTCTGAAGTCAAGCCAAACAAGTTTGGCAATAAAAGGATTAACTACTGGGTCGCACCTGGTTTACTGGAAAATTCTTACCGATTAAGTACCAATTAGTGGAAAATTTACACCAAAACGGCACGATTGATTTCCGTTTATGGAAAAAAATATCCATGTTTGGAAACGAATTTATACCCTATAGGACACTACTTTGAACGATTTGTCACGAAGAAAGTTTTTTTTGCGTAAGGTATTGAAATACGATACTTTTTGCATAGTTTTACATTTCTAAACCACGAAGTCAATAAGAGGTAGGATATAATGGCATATATCGAACATAATTTTTTTTCATTAAAGGTGTTTCTTAGAAATGAATACCTATATCAAGGCATCAAGGGACATGGAGAATTTACACCTGGCGTTGTTATGTCTGTAAGGTGTATGCCAGGACAAGCTGCATTATTTCAGGTTCTTTTAGAAAATGGGGTTCTCAGAGATAAGTTACCAAGTCATGCCCTTTTAACTGAACCTAAATCCCCAAATCCTGATTTACCATTTCACTATTTACAAATTTGGAA